TGCCGCCACACAGATGCCAACGTCCACGCCGTCTTTGGACGGGGCAGTGGCGCTCACCTTGTCGGCGGCGGGGTCATAGTAGACCTTGGCGCCCAGGGCAATGGCGGCGCTGTCCTTGTCCATCAGGAATACGCCGCACAGGTGCAGGGCGCCGGTCTGCCCGGCGGGAATAAGCGCTGCGGCCACGCCAGCGCGGGTCGTTCCAAGCGGCACAATGCTGCCGTAGGCGATGTCACTGCTGCCGGTGTTCTTGTAGTCGATGGTGTTGCCGGGCTGAATGTATTTTGCTTTCATGGTATTTCCTCCTTGTGTTACAGGGCAACGCCGGGGTTCTTCACCATGCTGCGGAAGTCGGTGGCGGTGATGCCCCAGTCGAGCCAGAAATCCCAGATAAAGCCCAGGGTGCGGGCCTTTTCGCTGCGGCGCACGTTCGGGGTTTCGTTGCCGTTCAGGTAGTCAACCTTTACGCAGGGAACGCCCTTGTCACCCATGAACCAGGGGCAAGCGTTCGAGCCGGCCAGCACGTTCAGGGTGTTATCTTCGATGATGTCGTAGTTCTGGCGATACAGCGGGTTGGCGGCCTGGGTGTTCTCGGTCGTCTGAATGGTGGGCGACATGAAGATAGAAACAAGGTCGTTGTCGTACTGCTCGGAAACCGGCAGGATCAGGAAGTTCGGGGTCAGGGTGATGGCCTCGCCGAACTGGTCGGTCTGGGTGCGCAGCTTCTGGCGCATCGCCTTGATGGCGGCGCTGGTCATGCCGGTGCCGGTCGTCAGCAGGTTCTTGTGGTCTGCGCTGAAGAATGCCTTGCCGTCAAAAACGGCGGCGTTGTTGTACAGCAGCTGGTAGCACTGCTTGTTGATGGTGCGCTTGGCTGCCTGGGCAAAGCGGCCGGGAACAGTGGCAATAAAGCCGATGTCGTCGTTGATGAACGCCTGGCGGCTCATGCTGAAAGAACGGCCGTAGGTGTCCAGCTTGCGCTGCGGCAGCATTTCGGTCGAGAACTCGCTCTCTTTCAGCTCACCGTTCTCAGGCACTTTCTCGAAATCCTGCGCACCGCTAAGGACATAGTCGTGGTCGGGCGTCGGCTTAAAGTCGGAAAGGCTGCCCTTGCGCGTCCAGCGCTCGAAGGTGGTTCCTGCGTGGGTGTACGGTTCCACGATGGCCTTTTTGATGGCTTCGTCCAGGATCGCGGGGAACGCGGCACTGGGATTGAAAAACTCGCGGCTGGCCATGTCGTACAGGTCAGACTTGCTCATGCGCAGCAGTTCGCTGGCGCTGTGGTTGCCGCTGCGGGTCATCGACTCAATGGCAATGTCACGCAGGCTCATGCCCTGGAACTCGCGGGCACCTTCGGTGGGGTTCTCTACGGTAACGCCAGCGCGCATCAGCAGACCGTCCACGGCGGCAGCGCGTACTTTGTCGCCCTCGTCCTGGGTTACATGGACGCCGCTGGGCTGCCCGCGCTGGATCATCTGGTCAAGCGCGGCCTTGCGCACTGCTTCCACGGTGGAGCCATCCTTGATGTAGTTGTCGGGTTCCATGCCAACCTGGCGGCAGATGGCGTTGATCTCAGCCACGCGGTTGCGCTCGGCGGTAATGGCGGCCTGGCGTTCTTCTTCTTCAACCTGGGGGCGCAGCGCGTCAATCTCGCCCTGCAGGTTGTTGAACTCGCGGGTCTCATCGTCGGTCAGATCGCGGTTCGCGGCGCGGGCGCCGTCGGTGATTTCCTGCTGGCGATTGATCTTGGCCAGCATCTGGTCTTTCTTCTTCATGGTGTCCTCCTTACAAAAGGTTTCTGTTGCGGGTGATGATGTTTTCAAATTCGCGGATACGGTTCCGGCCTGTCTGCGTCTGCGGCGCAGTCGGTTCCGGCTCGTTCTCCAATTCCCGGCCAACGCCCACCGTGGCGTCCGCCGGAACGGATACAATGCTTACCTCATACGGCATCCACCGTTTTGCAATGCTGCAGGGGCCGGTAAATCTGCCGTCAAGGGATTTTTTGCCCTTGTCCACGTCTTCCCAGTTGCTTACCTGGTAGCCCACGGACACACCTTTCAAGGTGCCGCTGCGCACCTTGGCTGCAATGCGTTCACTCTCCGGGTCGTCGTCAAACTCTACCGTGGCCAGGCCACGGTTCCCCTCGATGCGGGCGCTCTTGATCTTTCCGATGACCTGGTCTCTGTCGTGGTTAAAAAGCACGACGCCGATCTCCGTCAGGCGGCTCATATCCACGCAGCCGTCGCTATGGTCTAAGATTTCGGGGCCGAACCAGCGCGTGTAGGGTTCTTCGCTGGAAAAGCTAAGTTCAAAGGTGCGGTCGTTTTCCGCGCCCTCTGCCTGGCGCAAGCTGCCGCTGAACAGTTCGCGCTGCCCCTCATTCCTGTTGCGGTTCATCGTCGGGGTCGGGTGGGTCTTGCTGTTGCTGTTGGGCATTCTCTGTCACACCTCCAATCTTCACGCCAAGCTGGGCGGCGTATTCTTGCACCTCGGCCATGTCTTCAAGCTGGCGCTTCCAGTCCACACCCTGTTCAGCGGCGATCTGCTTAAAGGTCTTTTGTCCGCTTTGCAGGGCCGTGGCGTTGGCCTCGCTTTCTTTCTTCGGGTCGATCCATTTTTTTGGGCTGGCGACCCATTCGTGGCCCAGATACAGTTCTTTGTGTTCCCAAAAATCCGGGATTGTAATTTTCCCGGCCAGAATGGCGCTGATCAGGAACGTCTCGTATATCTCGGACATTACATCCTGCAGTAGCTCGATTTCCTCGCCGAAGGTGGCCTCATCTTCAATGCTGGCCTGGCGGGCGCTGCTGTATGTGGTTTCGCTCATGTCACGGGCGGCCGTTTCATAGCTGATGCCCTGACCGCCGCCGATCAAGCGCTGCTGCATTTTCAGGAATGCGGTTGCGTCTCCGCTGCCACTCTTAGGGTCTACCACCTGCACGTCGTCTCCGGCGTTCATCTCGGTGATCATGCCGGGCGTCAGGGTTTTTCCGTCATAAGTGGTTTTCGGTGCGGCGGCCGTTTGTCCACTCCGTCCGAAGCCGGTCGTCGGCACCGTCTTGCGGATAAAAACCGCCAGGCAAGCGGCGATTCGCTCTTTCACGCTCACCGCCGTGATAAATTCGTTCGCGTCGCGGATCCGGCTGATGGTCGGTGCAAAGTCACTGACTTCCCGCAGTTGGCTGGGTCGCCGCTTGCTGTAATAAAAAATTACATCCTTTGCGGGGTGGAACTCCGGCTCGGTGGTCTGCCAGCCGTCGATGCTGTACTGCTGTACCCAGTAGCCGGTGGGCTTTCCGTATCGGTTAAACTCTACGCCGCCCACGACCCGGTCGTCCTTGTACTTTGGCACGCTCTGGCTCAGGGCCAGTTCGTCCACTTCCAGGGCTTGCAGCTTAAACGGCAGCAAGCCGTCCTTGGTGTAGCACTTCAGAAACAAAATACCGCCGTCCACCTTTTTCCGTTGCACGGCCATCCGCAGCATCTGGTTCAGGCTCTGTTGGCCGGTCACGTCGCAGTTGCGGCTTTTCGTCCACTGGCGCCACAGCGCCTCGACCTGGCTGTTCAGTTCGTCGCTCTGGGTGCGGGCTTGCAGGGTGAATCCTTTTCCCACCACATTCCGGCGGAACGCCAGAATAATTTCGTTGGCCAGGTCGCTGTTTCGCTCCAGGTCGCGGGCGCGGGCGCGGATCGTATCACGGGCCACCCGGTCGGTCAGGTCGGCGCTTTCGTTGTAGGCTTGCCAGTTTGCGTTCAGTCTGCCGTGGTCGGCGGCGTCATATCCGGCGCCGCGCAGCTGCTGCAGCTGCAATCGCCAGGCTTCGCGCTCACAGGCTGTCTTTGGCGAAAACCAGCCGATTAAGTTGTCAAACCATCCCATGTTTCAGCTTCCTCCTTAACGACCCTCAAAAAATGCCACGCTTGTGTTGCCCAGCAGCCCGGTGTTTTCTTCCTCGGCCACCTGGGCGGCCAGGTCGGCCCGCAGCTTCCGCAGCTCGGTCAGGTTTGCGCGGGTCAGGCTCCGGCTGCCGATCTTGTAGCTTTGCCCGCCCACCATTACGGCAGTCAGGGCTTTGTCTACCTGGGCCAGCAGTTCTTTGGGGGAGTAGCCCTGTTCGGTCAGGGGTGTTTCGTTTTCGGCCATTGAGGGTTCCTCCTTTATAGCCAGTTTTCGGTCGGTGTGATGATCCAGGGCTTTTCGCCCTCTTGGTTCGCGGGCGGCATGGTCGGCGGCGCTTCCTGTTCGTTGCCGTTCTGTAAAAACAGGGTGCGTACACCTCGCACGTCGGCTGCGGCCATCGCATAGACCTCGGTATCTAAGTAGTGGTTGTCGGCGTGGCTTGTCTTTAGCACCCAGCGCTGCGTCTCCCTGCCGTTGGCGTTGCGCTCCACGACCTTGTGTTCGGCCGTGACCTGTTCGCAATATTCCAGGTCGGTGTCCTTGTACACCATCCAGCTTCCTTTGCCGTTCGGCTTGCGCATTCGGCTGGCGATCATATCCTTGTACTTGCCGCCATCCACCAACACCAGGTTCATGCCGTAGGCTTTCGAGCCGGCTTTATTCACGGTGCTGAGTTTGTAGTGGCTCAGCATAGTGTCGGTGCCTTTGCAGGGCAGCGCCCATTCTGCGTTCTCTGCGCAGAACTCATACACTTCGTCGGTCTGGTCGCCGGAGTCAATCAGGCAAAGGGCCACCATCATGGCCGTGCCGTCTGGCTGCCGGTATTCCAGATTCATGTAGTTCGCTATTTCGTTAAAGCTGAACGCCTGGCCGTGTGCAATGTTCTGGCTGGTTAAAAAGTCGCCCCAGGCGCGTATGCTCCAATACAGGCAGTTTTCCTGCACGTCCACGCCGCCGGTCAGCAGCTTGGCCCAGGGCGGCACCTCGTAGGCCGGGCGCTCGGTCTGGCGCTCCTGCACCAGTTCGGCGCTGGTTTTCAGCTTGGTATCTTCCCACGGTTCCGCCAGCCAGCTGTTGGTGAAGTTGTGCAGCCGGTCGGGGTCGTCTTTGGATTTCAAAAACTCGGCGGCTATGGCGCTAAACCGTGTAAAGGGGCTGTACAGCGTATTCATCCAGAACGCTACGCTCCGGGCAAAGCGGGTGCTTTGGCGCACGGCCCGCCACTCTCCGTGTTGCAGCATTTCCGGCTTGTGCTGGTCGGTTATGATGCAGCCGCATTCCTGGCAGACGTAGTTTGCGAATTCGGCCCGGTCTCGGTCGCTCATTCCGTCTTCCTTGCCGGGCCAGCGGATCTGCGCAAACTTTAGTTCTATGTACTTTCCGCAGTGCGGGCAGGGCACAAAAAAATGCTTCTCTACATCGGCGGCCTCCTTGGCTTTCCAGATGTGGCCGGTGCGCAGCGTCGGGGTGCTGCACA